CCGTAGAAGTTAAGTGCCAGTTCATTCATCTCCATCTTCTTGTATGGATTTGCTTTCTCTGTTGTAACCTCTACATCAAACTCAGGAAGACGGTATCCCATGTTCTGCCCCATCATCGTCTGTGCCTGTGGCTTAATTCTCTGATTACTGTACTGCACATACTGTTCCTCTCCGGCAGAATCCGGTGCAATACGGAAGGTTCTTGGCATATCGTAAAACTGTCTGATTAACTCGATTACCTGATAGATAACCTCTCTGTATGCTCTGTGGAAGGTCTTATTGGAAGAACGTGCATTCTTTCCGGCAGTTTCCTGCAATGCTGCAATGGCAGATGCTGCAGTGACACCGCTTGGTGCTACACCGTTGTTACTGTCCTGATTGGATGTACAGTACTTCAACTCATCAATCTTTGCCTGGAGCATATTTACATAGACACCATCCAACCGTTTTGTGTCAATGGCACGAAGGTTGGTCTCTTCAAGGCTTCCTTCTACATGAACAAGGGAACGTGTGAAGTCGGCAAACTCTTCTTCGTTGATGCCACCATCATTTCTTACAAAATATCTTGGTTTCGCACCTTCAATCGTGTTATCCACCACTGCCTTGTTCATCAAATCAATCTGAATCTGTGTGTCTCTGCCGATATCAGTAAGACCGTAACCGCAGATACTTCCTTCAATCGGATACAATGGCTGAACCACAAAAGGATACAGACCATGGTCATACAGACCTCTTGTTGCAATGGCTTCCCCGGTTGGAATCTCAAGCGGAACACCGGTCTGCTGATCCATCTGCATCTGTGTTGGGACCTCTGTCTCGTTTTCTGTCGCATACAACACTACATCATTGACGAACTTGCAGTACTGAAGCACACGCTTTCCGTTGTATTCGGTATGATAATACCAATCCACCACTACACTCTTGTCGGATACATCCACGTTGTCATCGTATAAGTACTTCGCAAGCGTCACAGTGCCTGCTCCAAGGTGATTTTCGCACTGAGGATACCTCTGTTTCAACAAATCATTACTAACAAGTGCCGTGTGGAACAAATGCGTGGATTCCTGTATGTTTGTAATGCCCGGTTCCCAAAATAAATTGATGAAATCTATCTTTTTAATCGAAATATCACCCAAACCGTTGTGTTTAGTGGAATCCCAAAAGATACCCTGGACACCACCACCATGCTTTAAGGTGTACCATGCGACATCCGAATAGGTTTCTTCGTACCGGTTCTGCTCCAATACTACCGGAATGATGGAAGAAAGCTTCTTTGCTTCCCCCTTGTCATCCATCTGTCTTGGCATGACATTGCAGGTCGGATAGGAGTCCATGACATCGGAATATCTGCTCTGAATGCAAGTCCAAAGCCATGGTGTTGCCGGCTTAAAGTCCTTCTTTCCGTCATTCATATAATTCCACTGTCTCAGCTTCCAAAACTCTTCGTTTGCCACAATCTTCTGTTCAAGTCTTGCCTTGCCTTCCTTGTACTTTCTCAGAATCTCCGATGCCTTCCGAATCTGGTCAGCACCAATCTTTTTTGGCTGCATGGCACTTAATTCCTTGGCAATCTGATTCTTTTCAAGCATTTCCATCTCAGCCATTGCTCTCTGTCTCAGTTCCAACTGTTGTGTGTCCACAGGATTCTGCATTCCCATCTTTGGAAACGGTCTCTTCTGCCCCTGTGGTGGCATTTTTCTTATTTCAGCCATCGTTTACCCCTTTCTATACTTAATCGCATTGTATTTACTGTATTTTCCATGCTCTTCCTCAAACTGATTCAACGGATCGTGCATAGGTTTCTGCTTTGTCTCAATATTTCTAGGTGCTATTGGTCGCATCATGCAGAAATACCTCGTCTCATCGAGACAATGGTCTTCCAAATCCGTGTTAAGGTCTTCTACTTTATGCTCATCAAACATCATTAACGGCATACACCGGATAATTGCCTTGCAGGTATTGAAGAAATACATCATGGCATATCCGTTTTCATCGAATTTTAGCCGTTCTCTTACCTGCATCCACCCGGCTATGCGCTCGTTGTTGCCCTTTTCGAAGTAGATTCCGCACTTTTCTGCATCCTCTGCCACCGATATTCCGTGTGAACCTTCCCATATTGCCGGATCAGCAACACCAATTATCTTCTTACCCTTAAGCCATGGGTGCTGTTCCTCTAACTGTCTTGCATAAGTAAACTGTTCTTTTGCTGTCCACTTGACACCTTCATTCGGTGTGTCAGTACATCCATAGGCTTCCAGTATGCGGTATGCAACACCATCATAGTCCACTGCCCAATATCCGAAGGAATGTGGTTTGCCATAACCAAAGTCATAGCTTCGGTATATTTTCCAATCCTTTGGAATATCAAACGGCTCAACAACATGAGTCCACCGGTGTTCTTCCAGTGCCTGTTCTGCCGTGATGCCATGTTTTTCACATTCAATCTCATCAGGCTCTACTCTGAATTCCTCAAAGTATGCTCCCTCAAAGATGTCCCATCTGCCTTCCAACCACGCTTTCCGCAGTTTTGGTGGCAGTGCCTCCAACTGTTTGATGTAATCCGGCTGAGACTCCATGAGTGCCATATTGTCTGTCACAAGGGATTTTATGAAGGTATACTCTTCCGGGACTTCTCCTTTTTCATACTTCCTGTCTATAAACAGCCTTTTGATATAAGCGTGGGACTCACCACCCGGATTCATAGTGTAATAGATTCTCTTTGGGAACTCATTGACACCACGAAGGCACGCAGTAATCTTCTTTATCCACTCTTCCTTCAATTGTGTTGCTTCGTCTAGGAAGATAATGTCATATTCCGCACCCTGGTACTGAAGGACATCGTTGTCTGCGTTACAATAACCAAAGGTAATGGTGCTTCCGTTGTAAAACGTGAATATCTTGTCTGTCTTGTTATACCTGGCTACTCCTTTAAGTTCCGATACAAGGAAATTGATGTGGTTGTTTGTCAGTTCCTTATAAGTCCTTCGGACAATGAGAATTTTTATCCCCGGATACTCCACTGCAAGCAACTTTGCCTTGGTACGGATGCTCCAACTCTTTCCACCCCCTCGGCTGCCACCGAATCCAATGTGCTTCGTATCTGCCAACAAGAACAGTTCCTGCTTTGGTTGTGGTTCCTGTATCTTTAATTCCATATTCCCACCTACTTACTGAACCTTTTCAGTGCATCATCTATCACCACAGTAATACTGGTATCCTTATCATCATCCTCCGTGTCCTTACGGAGTTTGGCTATCCTTGCCATCTGTTCCTCCCGGTCTAAACTGTTATGGATGAATCCCAAATCCTTTAAATCCTTTGTGGCACCGGTCATGTACTTCAACCCTTGTCGGTCATTCGGTTCTAAAGACTCCCATGCAGCTTCAAGTTTACTCATAGCTACCGTCCGTATCCTTTCTGTCCACTCATCTACCGCTTGAATGCTCTTTTCTACCGATTCTGTCTGCTTTTTTTCTCTTTTGTTTGCCCAATCGTTTACTTTTGCGTGTTTATGAAGTGTACCTTTCGGAACTCCATGCCTTCTTGCCAATTCATCGATACTGACACTCGATGTCATGTATTCAGTTTCAATGGTCGGATAATCGTATTTCATTTATTTCACTTCCTGTCTGTGTTTATAGGTCACGGGCCTTCGATTTTATTTTAGAACATTCAACCTTTTTATTTCTAACCCACCACATAAAGAAAAGCCGAAGTTCTATACTCCGGCTTACCTTTCACTATTCCTTTTCTTCAAATCTTACCAAATACATTAGCTTGATCCATTTTGTGTCTGACCTCTTTTTCCTTCCTCTCTTCGTAATTAACACACAACTGCTCACTATGAACCTTGCCATTGCATTCAAAGAATCTGCTGCAGGTTATGCAATTTACATCAAATATTCTCTTTTGTTCTTCCAATCAGAATCTCTCCATTCTATCTTTTTCTTCCCTGCTCACATACCACGATAATGTTTCATGCCCACAGAACACGCACTTGCACCGTTCTACTACTGCATCTTTGAATACCACTTCATCGTTAGCATGGTTGTAATTGTCCGATATACGGAAACTGTCTACAGAAGCAATAACGATAGCATCTTCTGTGGTTGCTTCGTATAAGTGCGGTACAAATAACCCAGTGCGTAACCATAGTGGAATTGCTTTGATGTAACATCTTAAACGCTTCATATCCTCACTCCTTTGCTTCTGATTTAAGCCACTCTAACTCATGTTGAATAGCATTTTCTTTCTTCGAAAAATAACTCCAATCAGAACAGTGCCATCTATCGTGAAATATTTCTCTTACGTTGTTTTCTGCCAGTTCTTCATCACTCATAGAACGTATGCGGTCTGCATTACTCCGTGGTTTATAATGGTCCTTTACATTTACTCCGTGCTTGCACTCATTACACGGAAAGTCAGTTTCTTTTTTTGTTACGTGCTTGCAATTCATGCAACTTTCAAATTCTGCCATCACTTACCTCCAAACTCATCTTCAATACAAGTTAGTTTTTTTAATTTCTGCTTGCTGAAATAATCCACCACCAATTTGTACTTTTCGCACCTTGCTTGTCCTGAATCGTATTTTCCCATTGGTGGATAAAGCACCTTGAAATACTCGCAATCATTACATTTCTTCATGCTCGCACCTCTCTGTTCTGTTATATCCATACCAACCATGTTCTGCACCGCATGAACCGTCACAATCAAAACCATCTACAAAATAATCGCATTCAACACACTTTGGTTCTTCATCGTCTGCGGTATAGATTATTAAGTTTCCACGCTCAATCATAATCACACCTCGCTATCTGTTTTTATCTCTTTGCCATAAAGCAAATCACCAAGAGCATCTAAAACTATATTCTGTGCTTGATACTGTGTACATGGTTCTTTAAACTCAACTTCTATTTCTAATTTGTGTTTGGTTCTCATTTCCGTAGCCATAACACTAATTCCCATAACTCTGTTCATTCCTCATTCCTCCTTTAACTGCTCTGCCACTCTATCAAACCACTTAAATACACTGTTATTCCAATTACACCATCTAACGTAATCGTACAACTCGCCCTGCTTTACTAACTCTTTACATCGTTCCGCAAATTCATCAATAGCCTTTGCCCTTATCTCTGCTTCGGTTGTGGGTGTCTGCTCTTCCAAAATTTCCAATACATCTGCAAGTTTAATGATTGGACACATGATTTCACTATTAAACATTTTATCTTCGAACAACTCAACCAACGCACCCTTATCAATTAACTCTGCCATCTACTCTTTCCTCCTTCTGTGTGTAGAATTTGCAAATTAACGCTCTTAATCTTGGAAAATATACAAATCTGTATCTTACGGAACATTCATAGCCACAATAACTTCCATGCCACTTGCAATTCCGACAGTGCTTTATTATCGGTTTCTCTGCCATCTACTCCACCCCGCCCTTTCTGACAATCTCGCAAACAGCCTTGTTGTATGCCAATATCTCATGTGGCACTTCGTTTCCCTCGCACTCATCAATTACCTTGCAGAAGTAGTCCTTTATCTGCCGTTCTGCCTTTCCCACATCGTAGGCTGTCGGCATAGTTTTGATAGAATGAATAACATCTTCCGTGGCTATCGCATTGCTTCGATATTCATAAATTCTTTTTACCAAAATATCTTCATCAATCAATCTTCCCATCACTCTACCTCACTTATCTTTATAGGCTTTCCGCAGTATGGGCAAACTTTAAGAGCGTTCTTGTAATTGTCATTGTAATTTCCATTGCAACGATATGTGTTTTCCGCTTCCCACTTGGCTTCGGCTTCGTTGATTGCATCTAACACATCTTCTCTTGCGACAAATCCTTGCTCTCCACTACAAGCCATATCACAATAGTCATAATCTACTGGCTCATAATTACACTTGTTTTCTATCCGCACTCTCAACCAATCAAATATCTGCTTCATGTTCCACCACCTTTATACGTTTTCCACACACCGCACAACACGGTCTGTTTTTCAAATCATCACGATTTCTTGCTGAACCATTCTCATGCGGTGGAACTATTATCCAACCATACTGCCCATGTGGTTTCCATTCGCATCTGCTTTCCATAGCCACAAGTATTTCTGCCATTGCAACAACCGGGATGTGGTCTTTGTATTTATTCAATATTGTTTTTAAGTTATTCAAAATCCACCTCATTTACTTCAAGACAATCTTTACTGTTACGTCCGTCATAGTAACCTTGCCAGTATGCTTCCTCCTCCGCATCTAAACAAAATGAACCAAATAACAAACTCAGCATAATGCCACTAAAAAACATTCCTACAATAAATGCCCAAAATGGTGTCATGTTTCTACCTCCAATATGGTTTTTATATCAGCAAGTTTCCCTTTCAGTTCTGTTACCTGTTTCTTTAGGTTTCTAATCTCGTCCAGTAACTCAAAATCGTTAAACATGGACTCTTCTATCTCAAGTGTGCTGAAACTATAACCACACTTGGTACACTTACGTTTTCTCCATATTGCACCATGTGGTCTTACCCGGCTGTCTATTACCACTGTTTTCGAACCGCAATCGAGACATTGCTTTACGCTGGTGTATTCTTCCATCATTCCTCATTATCCTCAATCTCTACCTTGATGTATCTGCACTTCCATCCATGCATCTTACAATGGCTCACGATACTGTATATTGAACTAATGGATATTTTCCGCAGTATCGCAAGTTCCTTCCAACTATCTGCCACCGCAACCGGAAGTTCAAATTCATCCCTTGTTACCTCCATATAAACGGTCACTAGATGTCACCTTCTGCCCTATGTAGTGATTTCTCCGCATTAAATCCTTCCGGATATCTTGCCTTCAGCTTATCAATATTCATCTGCATGATATCCTCCAGGGGCCATCCGTATGCAGTGCAAAACTCTGCTATAAACCAGAGCAAATCACCGGTCTCTTTCTTAATATGTTCTTCATCCATAGAATGGCCCTGATATGCCTTCTGATAGATAGAGTGAATTTCTCCAAGTTCACTTGCCATACCATGCAGGGAATGGTATATCTTTTCTCCTACACTTAAGTTTTTATCGATGGTTCTCTCTGCTAATCCCTGATATTCGTTTCCGGTCATCTTTATTCTCCCTTCAATACTCTGATAATCTGCTCTGCCTTCACTGATCCGATTCCCTTGATGCCAAGAATCTTCTCTTTTATCTCTTCATAATCCGATTCCCGACTTTCCTTTGCCAAGGCTGCAATGGTCTTTCTCTCTCCTTCTTCGAATCCATCTGTGTAAATGGAAAGAATATAGTCCTCCATCTGCTTGTGGTCAAATTTCTTTACATCCTTATACTGTTTTCTCGTTAATAACTTCATTGTCTTTCCTCCCATCGTGGTAATCCTTGAATATTCAAATTCGAAAACATGGCTACCATAACATCCACCACTATCGAATTTCCAAATTGCTTGTATAGCTGCGTATTACTGTTTACAGACTCCATCTTCGTTATGTCGGAATCAGAAACACTCATTAGTCTTCCGCATTCCCTTGGTGTGAGTTTTCTGATGCGGTATATCTTCTCTTCCTTTTCAACCCGGCACACTCCGATTCCCTCTACCGTAAGTGTTGGACTTACCTCCCCTCCTTCCTGAACCCTTCCTCTTCGTGTTTTACTGGAAGGATAGGAAAAGTCTGCCACACCACCGACTTTACATTCAGCATACCCTTGTTCCGTTGCCTGTTTGATTCTTACCGTTTCCATAACCATATTGTCCTTTTGTACCGTTGTGATAGTGTTACATATTCCTTCTTGATTTGGTTCTAGCCTCTGCTCGGTGTGAAGACCGGCAGTTCTGCTTGTCGGATTCTCAGGATTTCTGCCACGCATGGCAACAATGGAT